GAGCGCGTTTGTCGTCTGAGAAAATCAGATTTTTTGGTTGCGGAGAGTATGGCGGCGTGGTGGGAGGCCTCACTACCACGCGATTTTGTATGGAATCGATGGCACGGAGTCGTCGATAACGAAAGCGTGGCCTTTTGGACACGTGGGTGTTCATTCGTTGACCCCTTCCGCGATTAAGTACGTCGCGGGTTATTGTTCGAAGAAAGAGGGGTGGCATGGTGAATTTCGTGAGGTACTTGACAGAAGTACCGGTGAGTTGTATGGTAGAGAAGCGCCTTTTTTGTTGATGTCGAGGCGTCCTGGTATAGGTGGCGAAGCGCGTAAGCATTGGCAAAGTTGGGCGCGTTTTGCTGTGATGGACGGGACGAAGTTTCCGGTGCCTCGGTATTTGCATGAGGCGTTTAAGAAGGAAGCGGATCCGTTGTTGCTTGAGCAGGTGCAGTTTGAGAAGTGGAGTCATCGTAAGGTGGTAACTCGGGACGAGTTGGACGCGTCTGAGGCGGTTGCCAAAGCGCGGTTGTCACTTCAATCTGCCAGGAGGATGTACGGATGATGACGGTTTATGGAATTCGTGATAAGGTTGCCGAGAGCATTGGTCAGCAGGTTTGGCTGTTTAAGGCCGATGCTGCTGCTATTCGTTTTTTTCATGATGTTCTGAGTGATTCCAAGAGTTATCCGGCGAATCATCCTGATGATTATGAGCTGGTTGTTCTTGGTGTGCTCGCTGATGATGGTGTGATTACGACGGATGGTTGTCCGTCTGTTATTTTTACTGGTACGCAGTGGAAGCAGGCCAAGGATGCTGCTGAGGCTGCGAAACTTGATGAGGCAATTGGCTAATGGCTGGGTATCAGCTTCCGGCGCGTAAGCTTGCGAGTCAGCAAGATAGCGCGATGATTCAGCGGCCTGATGTGCCGCGTTCTAAGTTTATTGGGTCGTTTACTCGAAAGACGACTTTCAATGCGGGTTTGCTTATTCCGTTTCTGGTTGATGAGGTGTTGCCGGGCGATCATTTGAAGTATGATTGTACGGCCTATGTGCGTATGGCGACGCCGTATTTTCCGATGATGGATAATCAGCGGATTGATACGCACTTTTTCTTTGTTCCGAATCGTCTTGTTTGGACGAATTGGCGTCGGTTTATGGGCGAGCAGGCAACGCCTGCGCAGTCCATTGATTTGACGGTTCCTACCGTTGCTATTTATAACGATCCGCTGACTGTTGGTTCAGTGGCGGATTATTTTGGTCTGCCTATTGGTACTCAACTTACTGGAAATCAGTTTGTTAATGCGCTGCCGTTCCGCGCTTACAATTTGATTTATAATGAGTGGTTCCGTGATGAGAATTTGGTGAATTCGGTGTATACCAACACTGGTGATGGTAGTGTTGGTTTTGGTGCGTATCCGGTGCTTCGTCGTGCGAAGTCACAGGATTATTTTACGAGTGCGCTACCGTGGCCCCAGAAGTTCACGGCGCCGTCGATTCAGTCGGCGGTGAGTGGACTTGGTATTGCTAGTGCTGATCTGAACGTTGGTACTGGTCCGATTGGTTCGGTGTATGATACGGCCTCCGGTCTGACGGCGACGTCGTACGCAAATGCGTATGATGGAGCGACGGTTCCGTATTGGATGAAGGCGACGGCTGCGGGGTATCCGCAGGTGTATGCTGAAGCGTCGGTCAATTCGTTCAGACAGGCCTTTTTGGTGCAGCAGTTGCTGGAGCGAGATGCTCGTGGGGGCACTCGGTATACTGAGATCGTTCGGTCGCATTTTGGTGTTATTTCGCCGGATGCGCGTCAGCAGCGTCCAGAGTATATTGGCGGCGGTTCTTCTGCGTTGAATATTACGCCGGTGGCGCAGACGACGGGCGGTGCTGGTACGATCGGTATTCTTGGTGCTGCGGCGACGTCGGTAGGTAAGCATAATGCGACGTATGCGTCGACGGAGCATGGTTATGTTATCGGGATGATGTCGGTTCGGTCCGAGCTGTCGTATAATCAGGGTATTCCTCGGACGTTTAGCCGTCAGACTCGATATGATTTTTACTGGCCTTCGCTCGCTGGTCTTGGCGAGCAGGCTATTCTCCGTAAGGAGATTTTTGCGACCGGTAACGCGAATTCTGATAATGTCGTTTTTGGTTATCAGGAGCGTTGGCATGAGTACCGCACTCGGTATTCCGATGTGACGGGTCGGTTCCGTACCGGTGTGACGGGTTCGCTTGATGCGTGGCATTTGGCGCAGAATTTTGCGTCTGCGCCGGTGCTTGGTCAGACGTTTATTGAGGATTCGCCGCCGATGGCGCGTGTGCTTGCGGCTGGACAGACGGCGACTGATCAGCGTATTGAGTATCTGGCTGATATTCTTGTTCAGCGTGAGGCGGTTCGTCCGCTGCCGATGTTTGGTACGCCGGTGACGCTGGGTCGGTTCTAATGCCGCTGCCCGCTATTCTCGGTACGATTGGGAAGGCGGTTGGTAAGCTCGCTCCCGCCGCTCTAGATATATTAGGGCGGCGGCAGCAGAACCAAGCGCAGCGAGCGGAGGCACGCCGTGCCGAAGCGTTTGCGGAGCGTATGTCGTCGACGGCGGTGCAGCGGTCGAAGGCTGATTTTGAGGCGGCCGGGTTTAATCCGGCGTTGGCGTATGGACAGAGTGCGAGTTCGCCGGGTGGTGTCCAGGCGCAAGTTGGTAATGAGTTGAGTGGAGCGTATTCGTCGGCGCAGCAGGCGGCGATGAATCGTTCGCAGTTGGAGTTGGTTCGTAAGCAGTTAGAGATTGCGACTCAGCAAGGGATTAAGTCAAAGGCTGAGGCTGAGGTAGCAGGTTTTGATGCGCAGAAGCGCAGTATGGAGCAACGCGTGTGGAACGCGATTGCGAGTGGACAGAATGTGAGTTTAGATTCGCCGTTGGCGAGGTCTATTGCGTCGCAGTTTGAGGCGACGGCTTTGGCGCCGGACTCGATTAGATCGAGTAATTCGGCGTTGCAGGCGCAGGCTCGCGCTGCTGGTGTGTCTGCTGATATTCAGGGTTTTGAGCGAAATTTTTTGAATCAGATGGAGACTGGTAAGGGTAATGTCAGTAAGATTTTGAAGATGATTGTTCCTTTACTGAGGATGTTTTAATGCCGTTTTCATTGGATGATTTGGTTCGTATTAATAGTGTTAAAGAGGATATGGGCATTGTGTTTGATGAGTCGGAGGATAAGACTCGTCAGGAGTTTCAGAAGGAGTGTGATGTAAATCACATTTTGGCGCAGCACGGGTACGTGACGCGCCCTGTTGTTTATGGTGAGCATAATTTTGACAGTGATTTGACTGCTAAGATGCAGTCGAGGTCGGTTTTTCAGGCGTTTTATGAGGCTGCGCCTGATTCGGTTCGGGAGATGTATCCCGATCTTGGCCTTTTTATGGCCGCATTTGGCTCAGGAGCCTTTAGAACACCCTCAGGAGGGGTAGAGCCGCCGTCAGGCGGGTCGACGCCTTCTGAGGGTCAGCAAGCCGGCGAAGCCGGCGCGCTAGGTTAGCACGTTATACTATACTTGATAACTACGTGCTAACTGACAGCTTTTCACCACTTGACCAGAGGGTAAGGCAATGCGACGCATGGGAGCTAGTAAGGGTCGTTCCGCGAAGCGGTTTCAGGCCCGCGCAGGGAAGACGATGGCGCTTAATCTTCGGTCTCCGCTCCGCGGTGGCTGGAGGCTGTAACGGTGGCTTGCCATCATCCGTTTCGGATGTGGCGCCTGGACGGTAAAGTTTCGCTGCGACGTCCTGAGTCTGATGACCGCGAAGCGGTGGATATGCCGTGTGGTGGCTGTTTGGGATGTCGGATGGACCGGGCTAGATCGTGGGCTATTCGTTGTTCGTTGGAGTTGCAGGACCATGAGAAAGCGTGTTGGATTACGCTTACGTACTCCGATGAGAATTTGCCCGCGTATCGGTCCGTTAGGCGAAATCATTTGTCCGGCTACATTAAGCGTTTACGAGCGCGTTTGTCCCCGGAGAAGGTCAGATTTTTTGGTTGCGGTGAGTATGGCGAACGTGGCGGACGACCTCATTATCACGCCATTTTGTATGGCGTTAATGGGGAGGAAGTTTCGATTCGTAAGGCATGGGATGTAGGCCATGTTGGTGTGCATAAGTTGACGCCAGCGGCGATTAAGTACGTGGCGGGTTATTGTGCCAAGAAGGAAGGTTGGCATGGCCAGTTTCAGGAAGTGCTTGACAAGGAAACTGGCGAATTGTATGGTAGGGAAGCACCCTTTGTGTTGATGTCCCGGAACCCCGGAATTGGGGGTTCGGCTAGGAAGTTTTGGCGTAGTTGGTCACGTTTTGCTGTGCTTGATGGCACCAAGTATCCTGTTCCCCGGTATTTGCATGAGGCGTTTAAGAAGAACGCTGATCCGGTGTTTCAGGAGGAAGTAGCACACGAGAAGTGGCAGCATCGCAGGGTTTCTAGTAGGGAACAGCGGGATGCGGCAGAGGCGATTGCCATGTCGCGGTTGTCACTGCAAAATCAACGGAGGATGTACGGATGATGCATGTGTATGCGATTCGCGATAAGGTTGCAGAGAGCATTGGGCAGCAGGTGTGGCTGTTTAAAGCCGACGCCGCTGCTATTCGGTTTTTTCATGATGTGCTGAGTGATGCGAAGTCGTATCCGGCGCAGCATCCTGACGATTATGAACTTTTGTCGCTAGGAATGCTTGAAGATGACGGGACGTTTATGGGTGCTCCGATGGTTATTTTTTCTGGAACGCAGTGGAAGCAGGCGCGTGAAGCGGCTGACGCTGCTAAACTTGATGAGGCTATTGGCTAATGTCGTATCAGTTGCCTGCGCGTAAGCTTGCGAGTCAGCAAGATAGCGCGATGATCCAGCGGCCTGATGTGCCGCGTTCGAAGTTTCTTGGGTCGTTTACTCGGAAAACGACGTTTAATGCGGGTCTGCTGGTTCCGTTTTTGGTCGATGAGGTGTTGCCGGGCGATCATTTGAAGTATGATTGCACGGCGTATGTGCGTATGGCGACGCCGTATTTTCCGCTGATGGATAATCAGCGGATTGATACGCATTTTTTCTTTGTTCCGAATCGGCTTGTGTGGGCGAATTGGCGAAAGTTTATGGGTGAGCAGGCGAACCCTGATTCGTCCATTGACTACACGATCCCGCAGATTGAGGCGGATGGTAGTGCGGGTTTCCCAGTGGGAAGTCTTGGTGATTATTTTGGTTTGCCGCCCCAGGCGCTTGGTGCGCGAGTGAACGCGCTGCCGTTTCGTGCGTATGCACTGATTTATAACGAGTGGTTCCGCGACGAGAATCTTATTAATTCGGCGCATATGTCCACTGGTGATGCGCTTGAGCAGTGGTGGCAGTATCCGGTGCGTCGTCGTGGGAAGTCTCAGGACTATTTTACGAGTGCGCTTCCGTGGCCCCAGAAGTTCACGGCGCCGTCGATTCAGTCGGCGGTGAGTGGACTTGGTATTGCTAGTGC